CGCTTGGCTCGCCGACGCGTCCGCTATGTTTGTCCAGCGTGCCGTCCAAAAATTCGAGGTATCCGAGTCTACCGTTAGACTTTTCCCTCGAGACGGTGTAGTGCGTCTCGTGCAACGCCCAGTAATCGAAATCGTGAACGTTACCGATATTGACGGTGCCACGATCGACTACACGTACGACGGTTTCCAGTCTATCTACGAGCTGGGCACGTATAGCCCGGTAATCGTAAACTACGAGCACGGCTCAGACACGATCCCCGCCGACGTTGTCGCTGTGGTCGCCGGTATGGTCGTGCGTACTTTGCTTATCCCGGACGACGCCGCCGCTGGTATCCAGCAGCAGAGCGTAGGCCCATTCTCTCAGTCGTACGCTAACTGGGCGGTTGGCCGGCAAGTGCTTATGAGCCCGTCCGACATTGAGGTAGCCGAGCACTACCGCGAAAAAACTTTTAGGTCCGCGTCGACAATAGGAAACGGTAACTATGGAGTCTATTACCCAAACCCGACGAAATTCGACCTCTACCGATAGCTACGGCCAACCGGTATTTACCACTACTACCTCGACCGTTAACGCTATTGTTTCCGCTCGAGTGTCTGGCACTAATTTTGACGCCGACCAAATTGTGGTAACCGACGGGCTAACTATCTACTTGCCTACCGGCCACGACGTCCAAGACGACGACACTTTTACTATCCGGGGCAAGACCTACGAAATCGACGGTGAGGCGTTCGACTGGCGCGACGGTCTCGGATCGTGGAGCCCTGGCACGGTTGTAAACCTACAGAGGCAGATAGACCGTGGCTAGTAAAATACCTGGCGGCGGTGGCGAGGTAAAACTAAATTTTAAAGGTATGGGCGAGCTTTTGCGCTCCCCTGCTATCGCGAGCGAGCTACGCGGCCGTATGCGTCGAGTCCAGTCTGCCGTACCCGGTAGCCAGCTTGACGTGCTTACCAGTGGCCGGCGTGCCCGAGCTAAAGTGTCGCGAGGCTCTGACTTTGACGAGGCTAACACTGGCACTCTGTCGCGTGCGCTTGACTTGGCCGGTGGGCAACGCGGTTACAAGGTAAAGACCAATAAACCTAGACAAGCGAGGGCGAGCTAATGGCCGACGCAGTTATTTTTAGCGACATTATGGCGCACCTCGTAAGCCGTGTGAGCTCTCTGCTCACAGCCGAGGGGTTCACCAGTACACGCGTAGGCGTCCTCGCCGACGACACAAGCTCACAAGTAATTTTACGCCGAGACGGCGGTACACGACGGTCGAAAACTATTATGACCGACTCCATAGGCGTGAACGTTTACGAGACGTCTTACGCTAACGCCGAGACTTTGGCCCGGACTGTAATGGCGGTCTTTGACGATCTACCCGACGGTAACCCTATTGTCGACGTAATCCCAGAGAGCTCTATTCAGGACGTGACCGACCTAAAGGCCCAACGTAGGTTTATGCGTTTTGCCGTTGACCATAGAGGTACCAACCTCTAACGAAAGGATAAAATATAATGGCTTTAGACTCTGACAACGTAAGAGTAGCCGTTACCGGTGCGGTTTATGTCGCACCGACTGGCACAGCAGCACCCAGCTACAGCGACGACGCCCTTAACGTGGCGTTTCAGGACCTCGGATATGTAAGCTCCGACGGTATTAGCGAGAGTATGGACAAGTCCACTACACAGATTCGCTCGTGGCAGGACGGTAGCCTCGTTCGCGAGATTATCTCAGAGGGTACCTACTCGGTATCGCTTACGTTTATCGAAACTAACGAGGACGTCGTAAACCTCTACTACGGTGGCACTGTTACCGCAGGTGGCTCTCTCGACATTGACCCTCGCTCGTCCGGTGGCCGTAAGTCGTTTGTTATCGACGTTATCGACGGTACCAATATCGAACGTACCTATATTGCAGCTGGTGAGATTACCTCGGTTGGTGAGCGCACGCTCGCGTCCGGTGAGGCTATCGGCTATGAGGTGACCATTACCGCTTACGCAGACGCGTCCGAGGTTGTGGCTACCAAGCTGTTTAGCGCGTTCGGTTCGGTCGAGCCGTAAGCACTTGCCCTCTAGGTTACTTGCGGCGGCCTAGAGGGTTTTAACTCGGTGGGGAGTGTCTGCCACCCCCGACGCTCCCCACCAGCCGCTACACTAATATCTACGAAAGGTATTGCCGCTATGAGTTACGTTATCGAGCACAAAGGTAAAAAGGTCGAGCTACCAGCGTTTAACGAAATGCCGGTAGGTGTCTTGCGTAAAGCCAGGCACGAGACCGAGCAAGAGCAAACCTGGTATATCCTCGAAAATGTCCTATCGCCAAAAGACCTGGCCGTATTGGACGCTCTACCGTTGTCCGAGTTTTCTAAGCATATGAAAGCTTGGACGGGTGGCGTAGCACTGGGGGAATAATTGCGGTCCTCGAGCTAATCGAGGACCATAAAGCCGCTTTCGTTTATGACTTTAGGCAACGTTTTGGACTAGGTCTAGGTGACCTGGGTACTACTGTGCCGTGGGTCGAGGTTGTGTACCTGGTAGCAGTCTTGTTACGCGATCCGTCCTCGTGGCTACAGGTGAGCTATAACAAATGGCACCACCCGGTCTCTTTTGAGTGGGCAGCGCACGCGGCCACCTATGACCTACTTGCACAGGTGCACTCGAAACGTAAGCCAAAGCCGTACCCTCGCCCGTGGCCTACGAGTAACAGTACTCGTAAAGGTACGCCGAGGGTTGACGGTCGAGAAATTTTACAGAGCGCACGAAATGGAGGCCTTAAGTGGCAGAACAGGCCTACGCCTATGTAACACTTATCCCGGTTGCTAAAGGTTTCCAGCAGGCGGTCGCTAAAGAAATGGGCGGCGTCGGTAACGTCGGTAAAAAGGCTGGCGAGGACGCTGGTAAAGGTTTTAGCGGTGGCTTTGGCAGTACCATAGGTAAAGTCGCTGGCGTGGTCGGTGGCGCTCTCGCCGCGGCCGGTATTGGTAGTTTTGTTAAAGACTCTATTAGTGCGGCCAGTGACTTAGGCGAGTCTCTAAACGCGTTGCAGGTTACTTATAGCGATCTGGGCCCCACTGCGGTCGCCGAGCTCGAGAAAATTGGCGCAGCAGCCGCCGGTAACCTCGGTTTATCCCAGACAGACTTTAACGCGTTCGCGGTCCAATTCTCTAGCTTTGCTACTAATATCGCTGGGCCGACTGGCGACGTCGTGGGCACCCTGGAGTCAATTACGACGCGTGCGGCCGACTTTGCCTCGGTTATGAATTTAGAGGTCGGCGAGGCTGCGGCAATTTTCCAGTCTGGTCTAGCCGGTGAGACTGAGCCACTAAAGAAATTCGGTATTGACCTTAGCGCGGCAGCCGTCGAGGCGTTTGCTTACGCTAATGGTATTGCCTCCGCTGGCGAGCCACTAACCGAGCAACAAAAACAAATGGCTCGTTATGGCTCTCTTATGGAGCAGACGGCCAAGACCCAGGGCGACTTTACTAACACGTCCGACGGGCTCGCTAACGCGCAGCGTATCCTCGGTGCCAATTTTGAGAACGTCCAGGCGACGGTCGGAGGCCCGTTACTAAACGCGTTCGCCAGTCTCACTACGGCGCTTATTCCGGTCGTAAACGAGCTCGGGCCTATTTTGGTTGGGGTTATGGAACAGCTATCTCCAGTAATTGAGAGAATAGCTGGTATGTTGCCGTGGTTAATTCAGCAACTATTCCCACTTATCCCCGTCATTGGCGAGCTGGTAGATATTTTCTTCCAGCTAGTCCAAGCTTTGTTACCATTCTTTGTAAGCTTTTTGACGATACTAATACCTATCGTTTCTGAGCTTATCCCTATTTTTGTGGACTTTGTCGACGCGGCTCTCGAGCCACTAATGGATATTCTCTATACCCTGCTCGACGCTCTAATACCGCTTATATCTGCACTATTGCCGGTCTTTGGCGATCTAATGCTGGCGCTCGCACCGGTTGTATTAGACCTAGTCGGTGCTCTTGTGCCACTCATATACCAGTTACTACCGCTCTTTATTAGCTTTATCGAGTTTCTGTCTCCAATACTTATAGCAGTTGGCGGTATTATCGGCGAGCTTTTAGTGTTTGCTATCGAGACGTTTGTGGGCGCTCTCGATATGGCTATGGGCGTTATAGATATTTTCGCCGGTTTCTTTGAGGGTGTTTTCGGCGGTCTGGGCGACTTTTTTTACAACCTAATAAACGGTTTTATTGGGGCGTTCGAGGGCTTTACTAACGGCATTATTACCGGGGTAAATTTTATTATTGACGCGCTAAACCGTATCAAGGTTGACGCGCCCGACTGGGTTACAGCGCTCACAGGGTTTACCAGCTTTGGGTTTAATATCAGCCGACTAAACTCTATTAGTCTGCCTCGTGTCGCGCTCGCCGAGGGTGGTGTAGTCACTAAGCCCACTACTGCGCTCATAGGTGAGGCTGGCCCCGAGGTTGTTATTCCGTTAGATCGTTTCGAGCGTATGCTCGGTGAGGGTGTCCAGGGTCGCACAGTAAACTATTACGCGGCACCTAATAAGAGTTTTGACGCTGAGCAAGAGCTACGGCTAGCTATGACGAGGGCGAGGGTTTTGGCGTGAGCGGTTACACTCTGACAGGCGCAAACGGTGACGTTATCACTTTTGATAACTCGACTTACGTGCTAAACCCGTCGCTCGTGGGTTTTGGTATCCCACCGACGTCGGTACGTATTGACGAGTCTGCCCGTTATGGTGGCGTGTACCGTTACAGCCGTCGAGGTGTACGTAACGTAGATATGCCGGTTACGGTGCTCGGATTGTCTGCTACGGACGTGGAGGACAAGCTACGCCGTCTCGCTAAGCTCACACAAGACACAGCAGGGCCGACTATTCTTACAGCGTTACGTGACGCTGGTAACGTCTTTTTAGAGCTACACTACGTCGGTGGTGCCGAGCTAGAGTATGGTGGCGAGACTGGCGGTAAGACGTGGGCTAAAATATTGCTCTCGTTTCAGGCACCTAACCCGTATTGGCAGTCTGCCGATACTGAGAGTTTTAGTGTCACTACGGGTAACACTGGGCGAGGACTGTTACCGCAGCTAACTAAACTACGCGTCTCGTCCTCGCAGGCTCTCGGTCTAATCAACGTGACTAACACGAGCGACGTGCCAGTGTATCCGCGGTTCGAGATCGTGGGACCGGTGGACGGTCTAGAGGTGACTCTAAACGGGCAGGGCTGGAGCTTTACCGAGAACGTGGTAACCGGTGATATTTTCACGGTCGACCACGAGGCGGCCACGGTTACCGGTATCGGTGACGTAAACCGTTACGACATTCTGGCGACCGCGCCTAAATTCTTTGCGTTTCCCCCTGGCACGTCTAGCGTGCTTGTGACTGGTACTAACGCGGACGCTAACACTCGTATCGACTGCGTGTATAACCTGGCGTACGAGGTGGTGCACGGGTGAGAGTCGACGACCTAACGGTAGAGGTACGTAACAAGTCTCTCGAACGGGTAGGGCAGCTCTCGGGTGCGGACTTGGTCGGTGCCGAGTTTATTTTACGCCATAACGAGGTTGGTACTTGGAGGGTAACCCTACACGCCACCTCGGATATGGCAGAGCTTTTACGCACACCTGGCTACGGTCTTATTGTGACCGGCCCAGACGGTGTAATAATGTCTGGCCCTATGTTGTCTGCCGCGCTTGTGCAAACGCAAGACGACGCCGAGGGATCGTGGACTATTGAGGGCGTGGACGACTCGGTTATTTTGGCTGAGCGGTTGGCTTACCCCGACCCGGCCGAGGACAACGTTACCGCACAGACAGAGGCGTACGACGTACGTAACGACGCGGTCGAGACGGTACTAAAAGAGTACGTAACAGAGAATTTAGTTACAGGTCCGACGGCTCGCAGGGTTTCCGACTTGACTGTGGCGACCGACTTAGGGCGTGGCTCGACAGTGTACGGCTCGGCACGGTTCGACAAAATGCAAGAGCTTTTTTATGGGCTTGCACAGTCTGGCGGTGTCGGTTACACGATAGAGCAGCAGGGCGCGAGTCTTGTCTTTGACGTGTACGAGCCGGTCGACCGTAGCGGTCTTATCCGGTTCGATATTGACAACGGCCGACTAACGTCTGCCGACTATTCTTATAGCGCCCCGTCGGTTACTCGTGCGATTGTGGGCGGTGCCGGTGAACAGGTAGAGCGCCTATTTTTTGAGGGCACACTGTCCCAGTCTACGGACGCCGAGACTGTGTGGGGTCGCCGTATCGAGTCGTTTGTGGACTCGAGGACTACGCAAGAGTCGGACGAGTTTACGCAGGTCGCGACCGAGGCGCTTATCGACGAGGGTAAAACTCGTGTAGCTATGACGGTCACACCGACGGATAACGCTACTATGCTGTTTGGCTCTGAGTGGGGACTGGGCGACACTATTACGGTTACCGTGCGCAATATTGTCGCGACGGCTGTGGTGTATACGGTGGCGTTGTCTATCCAGTCGGACGGGGTTTACTTGGCGGCCGAGGTTGGTACACCTATGCCAGTCTCTTACGAGGCTAAGCTGGGTAAGGCTACCCTAACCCAGTCTAAGCGTCTGGGCGAGATAGAGCGCAATACAACGGGTTACGGTGTTGTAACAACGTTTAGCGACGTAAGTGGTGGTACGGACGGTACACAACCAACGTTTAGCGGGCCAGTCTTTACCGCGACCTATACACGTTTTGGCGATATGGTCTACTTTGCGTACTCGGTCGACTTTACCAATATCCTCACGTTTGGTACCGGTCAATACTTTATGACTTTGCCGTACAACAGTCGCCGACCGGTTACGTTCTCTGGCGGATCGTTAACCGACGACTCGGGTGGCACGGTGTACTCGATTATTGGCAACGTGGCCGCCGGCTCTAACGTTATGACCTTGTCCTATATCAAGTCGAACGGTGAGACTGAGCCATTCGAGCATAACAAACCGATTACACTTACCACAGCCGATAGTTTCGACATTACGGGCACGTACGAGCTCGAGTATTAAGAGAGGCAATAAATGACCCAGGCGAGTTTTCCGTTTGAGGGTATCGACACTACCGAGACCCAGTTTAGTAAGTGGGCTAGGCACTTTAACAGTGGTGTCGACGACGTACCTACGGGTACGGCTTTGGAGGTGTCGGCTGGTACTGGTCTCGCGGTTGACGTGGAGGCTGGCGAGGCTATGGTGCGCGGACACTATTACACGTCGGACGCTACCGAGGCTCTAGCTTTGGCTACAGCGGACGCCACTAACGACCGTATCGACACGGTTGTATTGCGTCTAGACCCTACAGCTAACAGTATTGTTTTGGCGGTCAAGACGGGTACACCGGCAGGGTCACCGAGCGCCCCGGCTCTTGTGCAGACGGACGCCGGTATTTTCGAGCAACCGCTGGCCGACGTGCTTGTGCCGGCTACTGCCGGGGTGCCGTCGACTATTACGGATCGTCGCGAGTTTATGGGTACACGGCTTGGCTCGTGGGATACTGCTGGGCGACCTACGCCTGCCGGTCGCGTCTTGTTCGGTTTTAACACCACAAGCGGTGCGGTGGAGTACTACAATGTCAATACGTCTGCCTGGGAGCCCGTCGGTGGCGGTCTAGGTTTTGAGGGTCAGTTTCTACTAGGAGGAATGTAAATAAATGGCTAACGCATATAAAGTACTCGGTCAGAACGACCTGCCTGCTACAACGCTTACGGACGTGTACACGGTCCCGTCGGCTACTGAGACAGTTATTAGCACTATCATTATTGCTAACCGTACGGCGTCCGCTGAGAGCTTTAGGATCGCGATTAGGCCTAACGGTGCGACAATTAGCGACGAGCATTACATTGCTTACGGGGTTCCGATCGCGGCCAACGACTCGACTACGCTTACGCTGGGTATTACTTTGGACGCCGCCGACGTTTTGAGTGTGTACGCGTCTGCTGTGGACTTGAGTGTAAACGTTTTCGGTACCGAGATTAGCTAGAGGGGGTAACGACTAATGGCTGTTACTTCTATGAGCCGGTCAACTATCGGCGATTTCAACAAGACTAATAAAATGTCTGGCGTGCCCGGTTCTCCAACGGTGACGGCTTTGGTGATTGCCGGTGGGGGGGCTGGGGCGCGTTCCTCGTCAGGCGCAAGAGGTGGTGGCGGTGGTGGCGCTGGCGGATACCTCGAAAAAACGGGTGTTTTGGGCAGGGGCTCATACCCGATTGAGATTGGTGCCGGAGGTACGGGTAGCAGTTCTGCCGCGAATGGGGCGCAGGGTGGAAACTCTACGTTTGGGTTTATTGTTGCTAACGGTGGTGGAGGTGGCGGATACACAAACGGTGTCCTCGGAGGCTCAGGCGGTGGTGGCGCTCACAGTTTCGTAGACGGTTTGGGTATCCCGTTGCAGGGAAACAACGGTGGTGAGGGGACAATCAACTACGGTGGTGGTGGTGGCGGAGGGGCCGGAGCAGTCGGCGAAGATTCTCAGGTTTCGCCAACCTATAAGGCTGGCGACGGTGGAGCAGGCACCGCATCGTCAATCACAGGTTCTTCGGTAACTCGCGCTGGTGGTGGAGGCGGTGGCGCGAATGGCGCTTCAATGCTTCGCGGAAACGGGGGCTCAAGCATTGGCGGTGACGGAGGCTCAACTCACGAGGTGGTCAACGCAACTGCTGGAGCCACAAACACAGGCTCAAGGGGTGGAGGCGGTAAGGATTCCGGTTCTACTGGCGGCTCAGGCGGTTCGGGTGTTGTCATTCTGTCAATTCCGACTGGCACGCCGGTCACGTTCTCTGTCGGTGTTACGCAGACGAGCGCCACCGTTAGCGGAAATAACGTGTTTACGGTAACTGCCGCCGGACCCACAGACACAGTGACGATTGGATAAGACAATGGCTCATTACGCACAACTAGATTCTGAGAATGTCGTGGTCCAGGTTTTCGTGGGTCGCGATGATGTGGTCGAAGGCGTAGACGATTGGGAAACCTACTACGCGCCGGAAGGTTACACAGTCAAACAGACTTCGTACAATACTCGTGGCGGTATCCACTACACCGATGGGGAACCTAGTGAGGACCAAAGCAAAGCGCTGAGATTCAACTATGCCGGTATCGGTTTCACTTACGATGCTGACCGCGATGCTTTCATTCCGCCGAAACCGTTTGAGTCGTGGGAGCTGGACGAGGCTACTTGTCTCTGGGTGGCACCTATCCCGTACCCCGAGGACGGTGGCCGTTACACTTGGGACGAGGATAGTGGCGACTGGGTTGAGGTAGTAAATGAGGCTAGTTAAACCCTGGCCCAATCCTTACACGGTAAACCCTAACGGCAAGTACGGTAATCGTCGGCACCCGATTAGTGGGCGTATCAAGA